TGATCACCAAACAAAATCAACCTATCAGATGTGGATTGAGTGTGCCCTCTGATTGTATAATGTGCTTACTAAAACTTTAAAAATAAATAAAAACAAACCTAACGCTTTGGAGGGTAAGCGTTGTAAAATAAGAAACCTTCCGAAATGGACCAAAGACGTAAAGTCATCTAAGGATTTGCCCGTGGTGTATGAACACCAGGATGACTGGTTTGGCATTGATTACTGTAATGGTTGTGGATTCTACGGAAAACATTGTCAATGCGTCTATGATCCGCATAGCGGTTTTGAACCGCAGTCTGGATCAACTGATGATAATAACATTATGCGAATGTCTGGAAGATCTGCCTACGAGAATGTTACGTTTGGCGATCAGATCGATCCGTATTTGTATGATGTGGATGGTACGATGGATCCTACTCGTTCTTTGCAAGATTCTGATGATGCGAGATTGGAAAATTTCTTTTCTCGACCCATTAAGATCGCAGAGGAGGAGTGGGCTACGTCCACCACCCTTGGCTTCGATATTGACCCGTGGTCCCTTTATTGGGAGAATCCACGTGTTGCTAATCGTATTGCCAATTTTCATCTATTGAAGTGTAACTTGAAGATCAAAGTTGTTATCAATGGCAATGGTTTTCAGTATGGACGCGCACTTGTATCCTATTTGCCGTTTGATGTGTACGACACATTGACGACTAATGCGTCCTTGATTCGGGAAGACTTGGTGCAGGCCAGTCAGCAACCCCGTATCTTTTTGGATCCTACTACCTCGCAGGGTGGTGAGATGAAACTTCCTATGTTTAACTACTATAACTATTTGTCAATTCCTAACGATCAGTGGGATGAGATGGGGAGATTGTATTTCCGTAGTTTGAACGAGCTCAAGCATGCTAATGGAGCCACTGATGTGGTTACTGTGTCTGTATTTGCCTGGGCTGAGGATGTTGATATGAGTGTGCTCACTTCTCGTGAGAGCACTACTCTTTCGCCTCAATCAGGATTCGAACCCCAATCTGGAAGTGAAGTTGATGAAGTCAACACGAAAGGGGTAATTTCAGGCCCAGCTACTGCGATAGCTAAGGCCGCATCTGCTATGACCAGCATTCCGTATATCGCGCCGTTTGCTTCAGCAACTAATATTGCTGCTACTGCGACTGCGCAAATTGCGAAAATGTTTGGTTATTGTCGTCCCATTGTGACCAAGAATCCAGAACCTTACAAGCCACACGTTGCATCGGCTCTTGCCGTTACAAATGTTGGTGATGGTCCAACTAAGATGACAGTAGATGACAAACAAGAACTCTCTATTGACCCGCGTATTGCTGGTCTTGGAGGAGTGGATCCGTTGAA